TGGATCTATGTCAATGATGACACTGTGTCTCTTAATGACATGATGATTAATGATGGTTATGCATGGGGATATCTTGGAGATACCAAGGTAAAAGATTTTGATGCTTTAGCAAAGGCTAGAAAGAAGTCAGGGAAATGATCAATGAAGATGAAATATTTGATAGGCTGGTTTTAACTGGTGGAATAAAGTTTACTGGAAAAGATCCAGAAACTGGAGAGAATATGTATGTCAGAACAGAACTGCTAAAAGACATAGATCCCAATCTTGATCGAGAAATGTCTGTTTATTTTTCAGAAGTAGCAATGAAGTTGTGGGAAAAAGGTTTTGTAGACATGGACATAACCTTGCCAAACCCAATTGTAACTATAAGCGAGAGGGCCTTTGATATAAATAAAATAAAGGCTCTTCCTGTTGATGAAAGAACAGCCCTTCAGCAAATAATCAAGGTTCTTTTTGATAAAAAGTGATAGAATAGTGGAATGGATGCTTTTATGAATAGCGCCTTGGGGGCAGGAATAGTAAGCGTAAGTATGCTTTTGCTTTTGTCTGTTTATATAATTAAAGCACGATTAAATTCAAAAAGTTCCCCGATAGTTAGCCAAGCAATGCTACAGTATAGATTCTCTGGTGGAAACAGGTATTCAAGAAAACTTAACAGAAAAAGTCAATCTAAAAATCATGAGAAAGAAACAAATGTTCGGGTCATTATTGTAGATGGTCAGGCTTATTGGATTAAAGATAACATTTTTTACAATGCCCCACTAATAAATAACCTGGTTGACAAAGAGTCTGCACAAAGAGTTGACACAACCCACATGGATAAGGTACAATTAGATCAGATGTTGTTCATTCTGGACAAACTGAGAGAAGGAGTAAGTGATGATAGTAGGGGTTCAAGGGACGCCTAGTTTCAAAAACTATAATATTTTTCTTCGAGCAATGGCAGTTGCCTTATCTGAATTAAAAGAAGATGAGAAAGAGTTTTACTTGTATACTGCTGGTCCAGGAAACATTAGTGCAATGGCGTCAGAGTTTGTAAATCTTTCTGAAAGAGGAATGAAGGCTAGAGGAAAGTCTATTAAACTATTTAGAGTTAGCCCTGAATGGGTTGAAGAAAACATAGATAGTTTTAATCATTTTGCTTTTGTTGCTAATCCAAAAGAACAAGTTTCTAAAGTAGTAAATTTGTCAAGATCAAAAAACATCAACACAAACGTATACAACTTCTAAGGAGTACACACAATGATATCAGTTAATTCTCTTGAAAAAATGGAAGCAATTGTTTCCAAGAACAGCAACCTGTCCTGGGATGGATGGGATGTTGTAGAGATGATAAAGTCAGATAAGGCTTTTACATCAAAGTACGGAGCATTAAAAAATAATGCCTGGCACCTAAAAAAGATTTTCGTCGTTTCTAGAAATGGATGGGAAATACCTGACAAGTATGTAAGGTAGCATGAATAAGTATGAATGGAAAGATAATGCTGCATGCCTGGATTATGATACAAATGTATTCTTTGACAAGTATGAAGAAGATGAACTTTTAAGACCTGCTGTAGATTTATTGTGCTCTACTTGCCCAGTAAGAAAAGAATGTTTTTCTGTTGGTATTTCTGGTAAAGAGTGGGGCGTTTGGGGCGGGGTATACTTAGAAAATGGAGAGTTGTCAAAAGAATTTTCTAGTCATAAAACAAAGGCTGATTGGGGAACAACATGGCAATCCCTAACAATGGAGTAATATGTATACAGATCAAATGAGAAGAGCGTTTAGATCTTTGGATTGTCCCAAGGGATTTTCTTTAGAGGTAATAGACAATGATAGTTTTATTACTGTTAAAGCAAAAGAAAAAGTCTTTATGTCCTTAGAAACGGTTGATCTTAAAAGACAGGCCGTAGAGTATATGATTCGTGTAAAAAAAGCACTAGAGGATAATGGAGCAATAGTTCTTTTAGTTAGAGAAGGTGGTAAAGAGTTATGATTGAATTAGTTTTAATTTTTGTGATGTCTACTTTTACTTCTTTGTTTTTGTACCTTTATTTAAAACAAAGAAAAAACAATAAGGCCATTCTTGCCAATACCCTAAAACTATTGATACATCAACAACAAGAGCACGAAGCCAGCAAAACAGATAAAGAAAAATCTAATGAAGATTTTTTAAAATTTGTTTCAGATTCTCGTGATTGGGCATACCAATACATAGAAGAAGTTCAGGCTGGACTTAAGTCGTTTATTGATGAGGTTGGTCCTCAAGTTGAATATTACGATAGATATGGTGCAGCAGTAGATGGTATGGTTGCTCCACACGACTTTGCCTTAAAAAAAATATCTTCAGAATTTAAAAAATTAAAAAGTTTATTACCAGAAGATTATGATAAAATAGTATAATGAAATTTTATTATTTTGGTGGAGTAATGGGAGATCCCGAAAATATCAAATCCCCATCAAACTTAAACAGCAATAATTTCTCTGGAGTAATGTTTACACATGATATTCCAGAAGGTGATATGTTTATAAAAGCAGCAAAAGATATAAAACAAGGCGAAAACATTAAATATTTGGTAGCAATTCGTCCATACACAATATCTCCTCAATATCTTTCTATGATAAATAGGTCTATGGATAGAATAGACAAAAATAGGCTTCAGGTTAATTTGATTTGTGGATATATTAAAGACCATGAAGATGGTGTTGGTGGTATTGTTGGAAACGTAAACGATAAATCAAGTAACGTTGACAGATCAAACTATATGATAGAATTTCTTAAAGTACTAAACGAAATGGATCAAGATAAGGAATCCCCAGGATATTGGCGTGATCCAAACCACACAAACAAGTTAGATGTTTATGTTTCAACGACAAATCATTATGTTTTTGAAGCAGCAAAAAAATATGGACACAAAATTATCTTGCCATATCACATATATGCTCGTGGAGGTTGGTCTGATTTTTTGAAGGGTCCTTCTGTATCAGTTCCACTTGACTTAAAAGGCATGGAAGTAATGTTAGCAATTACTCCAATTATCAGAAAAACAGAAGAAGAACTTGATTTATTAACTAATCATGTAGTTAGACCAGTATGGAAAAAAGGAGAAGTTCCACAGCCTGTTCTTGATGCTGCATACTTTACTTATGAACAGTTTGACGATCTTGTGAATACTCTTGAAAGCAGAGGTATAAACCATATGCTTATTAATGCTGTTCCATCAGAAGAAGTAGAAGTAATAGTTCCTTTTATAAAAAATTATGTGGACTCAAGACAATGATAGAATTTAAAACCTACGATCAACTTTCTTTTGAGCCATTGGGTATTTGTAGTGTTATTGCATGCGATCTTGACGGAGAAAAATTGTTTAGCACGGAAACAAAAGTTCTAGATGTTTGTTTAAATCATTATACACAACTACAAAAATCGAGGGAATAAATGAAAGAAATATTACTATCACTATCTGTAGGGCTTACTTTAGGTCTAATTATCCTATCAATAAGCGCAATATCCCCAATTAAGATTCCAATCCCTGCTCCCCCAGTTTTTGCTGGTGTTGCTGGTATAATTGGATTATGGCTTGCCCAACCAGTTTGGACAGCCATATCGAAGTTCATATCCTAGGAGGAATAAACATGAACCAACAAATTAAAAATGCACTAGCGTCATACGGACGATCAGTACTTGGAGCAGCAACAGCAATGTATGCTGCTGGTGTAACTGATCCACAGACACTAGCATACTCACTACTTGGTGCACTTGTGCCAGTAGTATTGAGAGCAGCCAATCCATCTGATCCAGCGTTCGGTAGAATGCCATCAGTAGAAGATGTAGATGTTGCAGTTAAGAATGCAAAGGTAGTCAAAAAGACTGCCAAGAAGGCTCCTGCAAAGAAGTCACCTCGTAAGGGTGGCGGAGGCGGAACCAGCCATAACGTCTTGTAATAAAGACTAAATAAGATTTGGCGGTTGTCATTTGACAGCCGTCTTTTCTTATGCTATAATATTTATGCCTGCCCAATAGGGGGGCAAATTAAATTATTCGCTTGAAAGGGGAATAAAATGAAACAAACATGGTCAACACTGGATCTATTTAATGATCCTTTTTTTATTGGCTTCAACAGAGAGTTGAATCGCCTAAATAATGCATACAAAACAAACTCACAATCATATCCACCTTATGATCTTATTAAACTAGATGAAGATACATACAGGATATCTCTTGCGGTTGCTGGTTTTTCCAAGGGAGATGTTGATGTTACAGTAGACAATGGGACTCTTATTATTAAGGGTGAGATTGTAGAGGTAACAGATGCAGAGGTAGTACACAAAGGTATAGCAGGACGAAAGTTCGTAAGATCTTTTGCTCTTGGTGAGTACATGGAAGTGACCTCAGCAGAACTAAAAGATGGCATCTTAAATGTAAATGTCATCAGAGTAGTTCCAGAAGAAAAGAAACCTAAGTCTATTAAAATCAAGTAGTATAATAGATAGTATTCCGTCATGATACATGCAGTTGCTTATAGCAACCTTATTGCTGAGTACGGAGGACCAGGGTCATTACCTGGGGGACCTGAGCAAGTCTATTAAACTGCTCCATTATTATGTTACAATATATATGTCCCCATACAGGACCTTAGAGATGGCTTAGTTACCCATTGATATATACCGTGGCCTTCGTGCCTGAATTGCCTGTATGGGGCTTTTAATGCCCTTAAAAGGCTATATAATGGGTGTATCTATGACAGACAAAGAGTTGTCCGCTTACAATAAGAAACAGTTTAAGCAGAGACTGACAGAGATAAAAGAGGCTGCTGGCTGTGCTGATTGTGGGAATAAGAACCCTATAGTCTTAGATTTTGATCACCTGGGAAATAAAAAATATAATGTCTCAAGAATGGTCCACGATGGGATGTCCTGGAAGGCTATCAAAAAAGAGATTGAAAAGTGTGAAGTGGTTTGCGCTAACTGCCACAGGATAAGGACTCATAATAGGTTCTTAGGTTTTATAAAGTGATATAATAGTTAGATGTTAAAAGAATACGAAGGCTGCGGATGCCCTATGTGCAAAGAACTTAATGTTAGTTGTGAAGATTGTCCACAGTGCCAAGCAGGAGAAATGAAATCGGATTGCTGTGGCAATGTCAATAAGCAGGCACCTTGTTGGGATGGATATGTTCAAAGAGGAATGAAGCCTGGGGCCGACGGTAAACCAGTTCCTAATTGTATTCCTGCTGCAAAGGCAGAGAGTTTGTTTTCTGACTTTGGAAAAGATCATACCAAAGTACAAAGAGAAAAGTATACTATCTAATGGGAAATAGAAAAGCATCTGGTAAGTTTAGGACAAAGCATCCATTTAATCCTATTCAGATTAAAGATGGAATGATTGTTCGTTTAAGAAAAGACGGGACAGTTAAAGCAGTCCTTGGTAAATACGGAGAGTATAAGAAGGATAAGTAGTGAAAGAACTAATACATTTTACAGCAGACTGGTGTGCTCCATGTAAAAGAATTGCCCCTATCATAGAGGAGTTTATCGTAAACAATAAAGATATTTACTATGACAAGGTAGATGTAGACAAAGAATTTAAAAAGGCAGAACTATACAATGTTCAATCAGTGCCCACACTTATATCTAAAATTGATGGCAAGATTTATGATCGTGTTTCTGGCACTGTATCTGAGTTTACTTTGAAATCAATGTTTTCATGAAATACAATAAAGTCTATTTTTTACACATACCAAAAACTGGTGGAAGGTTTTTAACAAAATACATCCTTAGACCTATGGAAGAGACTCTTGCTAAGCACGGCATTGAGTATTTAAGAATGCCAGAAGACATGAGACAACACGGTGGATGGCCATTCTTTATAGATGATGAAACATATGTCATTTCAGTTTTTAGAGAGCCTTGTGAATTTTTTGTTAGTTCCGTATGCCACGCTGCTGCAGGTAGAGCAGACTTAATAGACAAAGAAAATTGGCACACAATCAATGGAGAAAATCTTCATGTTGAAAAAGAAGAGTTGTTTGAAAAATTATCCACATGGCCATACATGAAAGATTTTCAGTCTCACAATTTTGCTTTAAGTCCAGATCCAGCAGCAATGTCTGTTATCAAAGAAGCACAATTTTTTCATAATGAACAAAAAGAATATGATACAGAGTTGATATACGACAGAATTAAGAGAACAAACCTATTTATTAGGACTGACGAGTTAGAGTCTATGGACTATGAGTTGTTAGTTAAAAAGATATCAGAAGATTTGGGTGTAGAATTAAATATTGATTTGTCACAAATTAATAAAACATATTTTAAGAATGATGCTTCAGAAAGATTATTTAATTCTTTAGATCAAAGCGAAAAAGATTCAATACTTGAAAACTTTAAACTAGATAAAGAGATATACGAAAATAATTCTTTGTTTTGGAATCCTAGTCGTTAGATAAATATTTTTTAATTAGTTCCATAATTGAAATAGTATACTTGTCATAATCAATTTCTATAATGAGGTTTCCATCAATAAGTTTGTGAACCTTAATTTCCTTTCCTATTTCAAAAAGTATATCTTTTATTTCATTTTCTAAATTCATTTTTGGTTGTCCATTGGATAGCCAATTTGATTTTTTACTTTATTTAGAGAATCTTTGTCTGTTGTTCCCCAGTATCCAAAATAATCTCCAGATATTATTTGTTGAAAATTTGTTGCAGAGTTATTTATTTTTGTCTCTAAGTAGTCTGATCCAACCTTATTTGCTTCATATGTCTTCCAGTTGTGGCCTTTGCCTAATGGAATAGATGCATCTTCTTTAAAATCTTTATCTATATATACTTGATTTAAAACAGCAATGGTCGGATACTTGGGACTAAAAATTTTATATCCTCTGCTTAAAAGCCTAATAGAATAGTTTGTTTGATCTCCATGAAAATGATCCTCTGG